AAATAATAATTTAACGGAGTACTATATATTGGACTTGGCAGCAGACCTAAAAAAGTGAGCACACAGTGTACCATTTTATAGTCTAATATAAGTATCGTAGGAGAAGACAAAGGGCGGGTAATACTTACCTGTCCTTATTTATTGACTATGGCTCGTGATTTTAGTAGGCAGTTCTACAACAGTAAATTATGGAAGGATACAAGAGAATATATCTTGATGCGTGACAAGTACCTATGCGTTAAGTGTGGTAAGCCAGCAGAAGAGGTCCATCACATAATACATCTAACACCACAGAACATAACTGACAAAGCAGTATGTGTAAACCCTGATAACCTTATAAGCCTGTGTAGAGACTGCCACTTTGACGAGCATAGGGGTGAGCATGGAACAGGACGTATAGTTCGTGAGGAAATAGGCGAACCTCAATATGAATTTGATGTCAATGGCTACTTAGTTGTGAGTAACCTCTGCCATAATACACAGGGGCTGACGGAGTAATATCCGTCAGCCTATACCCCCCTATCTCAAACAATTGCGAAACGTACGGAGACCGTTGGGCAGGCCTCGAAAATAACCGGACGGGAGTACACATGACCCCCCCACCTAAAGGTAAATAATATGGATGTTAAAACCAAGAATAAACTGAAAAAATCATATATTCGCAAGTTTACAGACATTTACTCAGAAATAGCCGGCAATAGCAAAAAAGCAAAGGAATTAATTGAGCGCCTTGCGGATTTGGCGGTTATTTTGGACGAAGCAAGAGAGCATTTGTGTGAAGAAGGTGCTGTAACCTCTATGGATCAGGGCAATTACTCAATTGAAAGAGAAAACCCCTGGAGCAAAATTGCAGACTCAAAGCAAAAGAGCTATTTGGCGGTTATGAATAAGCTGGACGATATGATGCCAAGCGAGAAAGAGGCCACAGCTACCAAAGCTGGTGAAGTATTAAAAGACTTTATAAGCAAAGGTAAGCCTGTTGAACTACGTTAAAGAGTATTACAAACAAATTGAGTCCGGCAATATTGTTGTATGCGAAGAAATAAGAAGTATATACAAAAGACTTTCAGAGGAAACTGAACGCACTGATGCGGAGTTTCCTTTTTATTTTGATGAGGATGTTGGTGAACATCCAATTTTATTCATTGAAAACTTCTGCAGACACTATCAAGGTGAGCATGCAGGGGAACTTGTTAAGTTAGAGTTATTCCAAAAAGCATTTATACAAGCATTATTTGGATTCCTTGAAAAAGGAACGAACCGGAGACGGTTCAGAGAATACTTTTTTGAGGTAGCAAGAAAACATGGGAAGAGTTTTCTGTCGGGATGCATTGCAGTATACATGATGGTTGCTGACGGTGAAGAAGGAGCTGAAATATATTCAGCGGCGACAAAATTAGACCAGGCTAAAATCATATACAATGCTGCAAAAAACATTATTGATCAGAGTCCAGAGCTGCGAGCATTGGTGAAGTCAACACGAGAAGGATTGACCTTCAAACACACTCGGAGCGTTATGAAACCTCTCCCGAACGAATCGAAGTCATTGGACGGACTAAATATCCATTTCGCAGCACTGGATGAAATACATGAACAACGAGACCGTAACATGTATGACGTATTGAGGCAGGGTATGAAGGCTCGTAGACAGCCACTTATTGGGTGTATTACAACCAGTGGCTTCTTTCGTGAAGGACTTTATGATAATTTGCATGAATATGCCGTTGATGTTGCAAAAGGCATTAAACATGATGATAGACTACTTCCAATTGTTTACAAATTGGATGAGGTTGACGAGTGGCGTAATCCTGATATGTGGATTAAGGCTAATCCGGGACTAGGTTCAATTAAATCTTGGCAACAGTTGGCTGATGATGTAGAGAGAGCGAAGCAGGATGCTAATTATCTTCCAACATTACTTGTTAAAGACTTCGATATGAAGCAGAACGAACAGAGCGCATGGCTTCCGTTGAATACCATAATAAACGAAACAGTAGTTTCAATGGATTACCTGGCACACAGTTATGCCGTTGGCGGTTGCGATTTGTCTTCTGTATATGACTTAACGTGTTCTTCGCTCCTGATCAGGAAGCCGAACGATGATAATGTTTATGTTTTGCAACATTATTTTATTCCACAGAGCAAAGTGGATGCTCTTGAACTAACAAAAAGCAAAGAAGCGCCGTACAAGTTATGGGCAGAGCAAGGCTGGCTCACTATCAACGAAGGTGCATCCGTTGATTATTCGCTTGTAACTCAATGGTTTGTTGATATGGTACAACAAAACGATATAAGGCCGTTATGGGTTTGTTATGACCGTGCGCTTGCCGGATATTGGCAAGAAGAAATGCAAGGCATGGGCTTTGACATGGAGAAGGTAGCTCAGGGCCCTATCACATGGACATATCCTATGAAGCATATGGGCGCTGCTTTTGAAGAACACAAAGTTGTTTATAACAATAATCCCATCTTGCGCTGGTGCTTAGCCAACACAGCCAAGAAAACGCTAAATAAAGATGGTATTGAGTCTATTCAACCGGTAAAGATACAACAGCAACGTAGAATAGACGGTATGGTATCACTTCTTAATGCGTGGGTAGGTTACGAGAAACACCAAGACGAATATTTACCATATGTGAGGTAAGAAATGGGAGTATTAAAAACAATTTTCGGCGGTGTGAAGTATGTTACAAATTATGCCAGGTATAAGGAACTAGGAACTTTTACGGCTACATTCAGACCTTTTGGTAATGATATGTACAGAAGTTACCTTGTTAGAGCTTGCATCCGGCCTTTAGCAGAGCATTCTTCCAAAGCCAATGCAAAATGCAAAAACAAAGATATTGAGAGAATGCTTAACGATTCTCCAAACATGTACATGAACGGTAAAGACTTTCTGTATAAAGTAAGGACGATTCTTGAATTAAAGAATACGTCTTTTGTTTTTATTGAGAGAGACCCTGCAACAGCTTCTGTTATAGGTTTATATCCTGTACCGTATTCATGGTTTGAAGGTATTGAGTCAAACAACCTTCTTTTTGTGAAATTCCACTTTGACGGCAATGAAGACCGTGAAATTATTCTACCTTGGGACGATTTAGTTGTTCTGAGAAAAGATTATTTCATGGGAGACATAGCAGGAGAAGATAATTCTCCGGTACTGTCATTGCTTGATCTGGTTAATACCACAGAACAAGGTATTGCAAATGCAGTCAAAGCGACAGCAAACCTCAGAGGTATATTGAAGAGCACAAAAGCAATGCTTTCACCTGATGATGTCAAGAAACAGAAAGACCAATTTGTTTCAGATTACTTATCACTTGAAAATGAAGGCGGTATTGCTTCACTTGATGCGACACAGGAGTTTACTCCAATAACAATGAATCCCACTGTTGCATCTTTCGAGCAGACAAAAGAGTTTAGAGAGAATGTGTACAGATACTTTGGTATATCTGATGCAATTGTAATGAGTGATTACTCTGAACAACAGCTTGAAGCATTTTATGAGGCACGCATTGAGCCGTTCTTGGTTGCTTTATCTGTTGAGTTAACACGCAAGTGCTTTAACCAGTATGCACGAGGCAAAGGGAACACAATTAAATATGAGTCAAACAGAATGGCATTTGCAAGCAATTCTACAAAGCTTGCAATGGTTGCACTTGTTGACCGTGGAGCATTAACCCCTAATGAGTGGCGAGAAATGTTCAACCTTGCACCGGTTGAAGGCGGAGACGAGCCTATAAGAAGGTTAGACACTGCAACGGTAGAAAATGTTCCAGTTGATAATGAGGAGGAAGAGAATGATAAGCAAGGATAGAGAATATCGTTCGTTCAAACTTGAAAGCAGGAGCAAAGATAGCGCTCCTGATTACAAGGTAAGAGGATACGCTTCGACCTTTGAACCGTATGTACTCTTTAATGACGGAGAAAATGATTACTCAGAACGAATTGATGCTACAGCCTTTGATGAAGCAGACATGTCTGATGTAATTTTCCTTTATAACCATGAGGGAATGGTATATGCACGTCAGAAGAACGGTTCGTTGAAAGTTTCTATTGATAATCATGGTTTATTTACTGAAGCTGATTTATCGGGCACAACGCAGAGCAGAGAACTGTTTGAAGCTATAGATGCAGGCCTTATAGATCAGATGTCGTTCGCCTTTACAGTTGAAGAAGACGAGTACGACAGAAAAACACACACACGAATCATACACCGAATAGGGAAGGTGTTTGATGTTTCTGCGGTTAGTATCCCAGCTAACCCCGGAACTGATATTGCAGCTGTATCAGCACGAAGCTACTTCGACGGAGTGATTGAAGCAGAACAAGCGGAGCGACTTGAACGTGAAAAAGAGCTGGAACTTGCGAAAGCAAAATACGAGTACATGAAAGGAGTATCAAATGGAACTCGAAAAGATGAATCTTGCTGATATTGAAGAGAGATTAAATGCTCTTGACGTTGAAGTAAGAGATGCAAAAGACGTTGAGGCTGTAAAGAATGCAGTCGAAGAGAGACAGGCCCTTGAAGCTCGCAAGGCTGAAATTATTGCACTTGAGGAGAGAAATGCAACAGCCGAGGCTATTCGTAAGGGCGAAGATAACAATGTAGTTGTTGTTGAAGAGAGAAAAGGAGAAAAGAACATGGAAGAAAGAACATTTGGAGTTGATACAGTAGAGTATCGCAACGCTTATCTTAAGTCATTAATGGGAAAGTCACTTGACATGGAAGAAAGAACAGCACTTTCTGTTGCTGCTAACATTATTCCTACAGAAACAGTTAACAAGATTTACGGAAAACTTGAAGAGAATCCTCTTATTGCTGAATTAGATGCACTTCACGTTCCTGGATATCTTTCAGTACCTACCGCTACCACAGTAAATGATGCTTCTTGGGTAGCAATGGGAACAGATTCTACAGACAGCGCTGATGTAATCGGCAAGGTATCATTAACAGCTAAGAAGTTGATCAAGACAATTGAAATCACAGCAGACGTTCAGGCAATGAGCATTCCTGCTTTTGAAGGTTGGTTGGTTGCTAAGCTTGCTCAGAAGATGGAAAAGGCTATTTGTGCAGCAGTTATTAATGGTGCTGGTTCTAACGATGCAAAGGGTGTAGGACAGCAGAATATCACAGCTTCTGCAGCTATTTCAACAGCAACAGTTGCTAAGCTCTCTAAGTTTATGGCAGGTGTTAAGTCTGCATATCATGCTGGAGCAGTTTGGGTAATGTCTTCTGAAAACTTCTATACACATATTGCACCTCTTGCTAACGATAGCAACGGTGTAGTTCTTATGAACGGTGTTCAGCCTATGCTACTTGGCCACAAGGTTATTTTCAATGATGCTGTTGACGCTTGTAAGTTCAAGACCGGTGGCTCTCAGGAAGCTTCTAATGCAGACCACATTATTTTTGGTAACTTCAAAGAAGGTTATGTATTTAACTATGGCGAAGGTATTGCAATTGAAGCTGACCAGTCTGTAGCATTCAGAAGCGGTTCTACTGTTTACCGTGCAATGGCTCTTTGCGATGGCGCTGTAGTTGACGAAGATGCATTCGCTTGGACAACTATTGCTTAAGAATGAGAGGTAATACGGAATGTTAGATAAAGTAAAGCTGGCACTCCGTATAACGCACACATTTTTAGATGATGCAATTGAAGAAGAAATCAGTGAAGCCAGGGCGGATATGATCCGCTCTGGTGTTGATGAAGATGTTGCAAATAATGACAGTTATCCTGCAACAGCATCCTGCGTTAAGACTTACTGTTTATACCGTCATGCTAGTAAAGAAGATGCAGAAAGGTATTGGGAGTCATATCAGTATCAGGTTGACTGTATGCGTAAATCAACAAACCTTGTCGTTAATACTTCTGATGAAGAAGCGAATGATGATGGGGGTGTTTAAATGTATGATGAAGTCATTAAACTAATTGCTGAATCTAAAACTGTTGATGCCTACGGAGACATAGTAATAACTGAAACCGAGCGCACAGTATTTGTAAGACTTGCTTCAATAACACAGTCAGAGTTTTATCAGGCACAGGCCGTCGGACTTAGACCTGAAATTAAATTCATAATGGCTGATTATTTGGACTATAACTTTGAGGGTATCGTTGAATACAAAGCTTTCAACGAAAATACTGCTCAAAGGTATTCTGTAGTGAGAACTTACAGAAACAAGAATGAGCTCGAAATAGTGTGTAAAAAGGGTGTTGAATAATGGGAGTCCCTAAGAGTGTTATTAAGATTAACAAGGATGGGGTTCAGTACACTTCAAGCGTTGACAGGTGCCAATATACCATTCAAGAACTGACTCGTGCTGCAATGCGTGACGTTGGAAAGTTTCTGACTCGTAAATATAACGAGGAAGCTCAGAAACTTCCCGGCATGAAACGTAACCCTCGTGTAAGAGGTAAAAATTCCACTTTCCAATTTTGGGCAAGAAAAAAGGAATGTGATTTGCAGGTAGGTACAAAGCAGGAGACTTGGTACGGATATAAGCAGGAATTGGGCACTTCAAAAATGAAGCGGTTAGGCATTATGAAGAACACTACAATGGACAATATACCGAAGATAATAGAAATAGAGTCTCAGTATCTGTCGGCCTTAGAAGAAGAGGCTAAAGCGTTGTCCATGATTAATGAAGATGATTATGAAGGCGGTGCTGATGATGACTAATAGCTTAAGAAAGTTGGTTAAAACCCAATTGAGCACAGTTAACGGCTTGGATGGTGTTTACTATGGAGAGGCTGTAAAAAATGCTTTGTATCCTCATGCAGTATTTACCTTTAAGTCGATAAACACAGGAGACATGAACCGTAGTGACTATAATCTTGTAATTGACCTTTGGGATAAGGGAAGCGCTTATAACGTGGAAGACCTTGCTGATCTGATAAGCGACAAGTTTAAGTATAAAAACTTGCCACAGACAGATATTCTTCCAACCTTTTTTACGGAGAATAGGAACACGGTAGAAGATGATGATAAGACTATCAAACACATTCAATTGAGTTTCGTAGTCCAAACGTATAAAAAATAAGGAGAATATAGCGTATGTCTAAATACCAGGGAACAGGCGCTGTAACAAGCGCTGATTATCATGCGGTCAAATGGGTAGGCAAAGACAAGGGCGGTAATGCGGTTACGATTACACTTCCCAAAGCAATTAATATGGGCAATATTGATTGGACTTTTGCTGAAAAGGATGATGTTGTTGCAGCAGTTACATTTACTGCAGTATATTCCAATACAGATGCAACAAGTAGTTCCACAATAGAACCTTGGACTGTAGAGATTGCCGGAAGCACAGCAGGAGCTGCAGAAGTTCTTATGGGTGCTGGTATCTTTTACATTGATAATACTGCAGTTGCTCTTACAAGAGGTGGCGGTTCTTTCAATGTGGAAAGAGAGTTCCGTGAAATTAATGCAGACGGAGACAGAGGACCTGTAGAAGGCAGAATTGTTATGGAAGGTTCAAGAGCTTCCTTAACTCTTAACACATTGCAGATTCTTACAAGAGTTTCTGAACTTTATCCTGCATTAAGTTTGGTTACAGGATCAGGTAACTAATAATATTAATCAAGAGGGTGTCGATTAGTTTCGACACCCTTATTTTTGTTTAGGAGAGGAAACAAATGAGAAAACTTGAGACACATGATTTATTTGTAGCAATGAGACTTGTTAACACATCCGGTATTAAAGAAGAATTTGAAAAAATGGCGGTTAAGGTTGCTGATATGAAACAGGTAAACCTTCAAGAAGTAGGAATTAGTTTCTTGATTAGTGTTTTGTCAGGTTGCTCAAATGATAGTTCTGAAAAATTGATATATGAATTTCTTGGTGGAATCCTTGAAATTGCACCTGATGAAATAAGAAAAATGGACCCAATGGATTTGGTTAAAAACCTTCAGGAACTTAAAAACGTTATTAACGTGGAAGAGTGGAAGGCTTTTTTTATTTCATTAAGGAAAATCCTTCATATCCAGGGTTAATAGAATTTATCCATAGAAGATATTCGTCCATAGACATAATAATGAACATGGACTTATTGGATTTTACCGAGTTTATTCGTATTGGAAGAGAAAAAGAACAGGAAGAGGCTTTACATAGGCAATGGGTAAGCTTATTGCCGGGAATGTCTGCAAAAGAGTTTAAATACATGTCATTTAAAGAATATTGTGATATGTGCACAGGTCGTAACATAGATACAAGACCTTCAGATGATATCATTGCAGAACTTGAAGCTCTTCATGGACACAAATTAATTTAGAAGGGAGTATAAACGTGGATATATTTAAGTTGGTTGGTTCAGTATTTGTTGATACCGAAGAAGCCAATAAATCACTCTCTAAGACTGATGATAAGGCTAACAGTGTTGGTCAAACCCTTTTAGGTGGAGCAAAGAAGGCTGGTCAATTTGCAGCAGGACTTGCTACCGCAGGAACGGCTGCAGTTGGTGCATTGGTCAAGGTTGCATCTTCGGCAGCAGAAACGGCTGATACAGTAGATAAGGCTTCTCAGAGAATGGACATTACTGCAGAGTCATATCAGGAACTTGCACATGCTGCTTCTTTATCCGGAGTTGAAATGTCAACGCTTGAAAAGGCTGCAAAGAAGCTTGAAGGCACTGACCTTAATATGGATCAGGCACTTGAACAGATATATGCGCTAGGAACAGCAGAAGAACGTTCTGCAAAGGCAGCAGAACTGTTTGGTGAGTCTGTTGCTTATTCTATGGGCCCTATGCTCAATGCAAGCGCTGAAGACATGGCTGCTATGAAGCAAGAAGCACATGATCTGGGACTTGTACTTAGTGATGATGCAGTAAAGAGTGGTGCTGAACTTAATGATGCCTTGACAAATGTTAAGGATAGCTTAACAGCACTCGGAACGAATATAGGCGCTGCATTAATGCCAATAGTCAAAGAAGGCTGTGACATGATAATAGGATTTCTTCCTACGCTCATGTCGATAGTTGATGATATTGCTCCCATTGCACAGGAGTTTTTGTCTTCGTTGTTACCGATACTGCTTCAGTTTGCTGAAACGGTTCTACCGCCAATATTAACGCTTGCAGAGGCCTTATTACCGCTTCTTCAGTTGTTGTGCGAACTTATATTGCCTTTAATTACAAAGCTAGTTGAGGCTTTGGCTAAGCTCATTGTAAATGTTGTTATTCCTGCAATTACTAAGGTTGTTAATGCAATTAAAACAGCCATTGAAAATGCAATAACAAACTTAACAAATGCCAAAGAGAAAGTAATTAGTATTTTTGATGCAATAAAGGAAGGTGTTAAGAAACCTATTAACGCAGTAATAGGCATGATTAACAAAATGATAGATGCATTAAATGCTTTGTCGTTTGATATTCCTGACTGGGTTCCAGTGTTGGGCGGTAAATCGTTCGGATTCAACCTTAGCAATATTCCTTTGCTTGCAAATGGCGGTAATGTTGTTGGTGGCGGTTCTGCCATTGTTGGTGAAGCGGGTGCTGAGCTTATCAATTTACCTACCGGTGCAACAGTTACACCTTTAAGCAGGGGTGAAGATGCGCTGAACACAAAGGCAATGCTATCTGTTATGTCTGAAATGCTTGACGAAATGAAGGCACAGAACGAAAACCTTGCAGGCATTATTGCGGATGCTTTGAACGGTGTTGGAATTAATTGGGATGATAGACAGTTAGGAAGGTTGGTACATAAATATGCTAGATAATATGAAGTATATTAACCACAAAGGACAGGCCTTCTCTTTTTGCCAGGCTAACGTTGTTATTGATGAAAATGACTTTAGAAATTATCAATGGAGTTATAACAGCCAATACAATAAAATCACTTCTTTTGAAAAGAAGATTAAAACGCAGAGCCTTATGGTTAAGATAGTTGGTTCGGATGCAAGGACAACAGCAAATGAGTTGTTTGAGGTTGTTGAAAAGGATGTACTTGCTAAGAGTCCGGGCAAAATGTATGTAGGTGATTATTACTTAAGCGGTTATTTTTATGCGAGCAAAAAAGCCAATTATACAAATGCAAATGAGATTAATGTTACATTGTCGTTTGCTTCTGATCAGGTGTATTGGATAAAAGAAAATCCTTTTGTATTCAGAATCAATGACGAAGGTTCGGGTGGAAGCGGATTAGGACTTGGATACGCTTACGGATATCCATACGACTTCAGTTCTCCCATATCTTCGCAGAACCTGAAAAACACTTCTTTCGTTCCGGTAAACTTTGCTTTAGAGATATTTGGTCCTGTTGTTAATCCGTCAATAATTATTGCAGGGCACACATACCAAGTAAATAAAACTTTACTTAGTAATGAAATACTTCTAATAGACAGTATTAAAAAGCAGATAATTCACACAAGCCAAAGAGGTGTAAAGACAAGTGCTTTTGCTTTGCGTAATTATGAGTCTTACATCTTTGAAAAGATACCTACAGGCAATAACAAGATTATTTGCACACCGGAGTGCAATTTTAACATTACCCTTTATGAAGAAAGGAGTGAGCCTGTATGGACTTGATATACACGGATTGTGATGGAGTAGAGCAGGGTGTAGTTATTAATTATGCGCTTGATCTGAAAGAATCCACTGATATGTCAGAATGTACTTTTGAAGTGCAGACAACCATCGAGGACTCAGTTCTTGATATTGGCTCATATGTTTACATTGAAGACAGTGAAATAGGCGGACGTGTTGACTCACTAAAGGTTGATACAGCTTCTCGTGTAGTATATGCGAGTGGGCGCACATGGAGAGGTGTGCTAGGTAGTAAGATTATCGAACCTGAGTCAGGAGAAGCGTATTACACTGCAACAGGCACCATAACGGATGCACTTGAGGATTTAATCGAATGGATAGGCCTTGATGAACTGTTTGAAGTTGGCACAATGACGGATTATAACGTCAATTATCAGTTCAATAGGTACACTGATGCATACACTGGGTTAATGAAATTAGCTTCTAAATATGGGCATAAGTTAGTTTTGATTTTTAATCCAAGTACAGACAAGGTATCAATAACAACGAAGGCGATAAGTGACTATTCAAACGAGTCTGAAATTACTTCCGACTTTTTCAATTTTAAAATTGAAAGAAGAACACCGGAATGTAATCATATGATAGGACTTGGAAGTGGTGAGCTTGAAGAAAGAATGGTTGTGCACAGATATTTGCACTCAGATGGTCAGATTTACGATACGCAAGAGTATTCCGGAGCTGACGAGAGGGTAAGCGTGTATGACTGTTCAAATGCTGAAAGTGAAGATGAATTAATCAATGGAACTATTGAAGCATTAGAAAAGGCATGCGTAGCAGATAGTATGGCTATTACAGCATATGACTTGGCAGCAGACCTGGGAGACAAATTTACTGCAGAGGATATAAACACAGGTATATCAATGACTCAGTATGTTATATCCAAGATAGTAACTATTAAAAACGATATTATTCAATATCAGTATGAAGTAGGAGACACAATATGAGAATTATTACAGGTTCAACAGGTGACACTCATGTTACCTCAGATGATGATAGGCAGTTTAATGCTGCTTTATGGGGAAGCGGTAGTTATGTATTACCCCAGGGAAATAAGTTTGCTCACACACTTGTAGATAACAACACAATTACTATTGCTGACGGTGAATTGGTAATGCAGGGGTGTCATGCAAGAATTAACGCAGGAACTACAGAAGATGTTTCAATTGATACTGGTGCTGTAGGCATGAATAGAAATGACCTTATTGTTGCTAGATACAAATTGGATTCTGCAACAGGATATGAGAGCGTTTCTTTAGTTGTAGTAAAGGGAACTGAAAGCGCTTCTACAGCTTCAGATCCGACAATAACCTCGAATGCAAATTTGAGAAACGGAGATACACAGCTCGACTTTGCACTATACCGTGTGGCCCTTGAAGGTATTAATGTTACGGCTGTTACAAAGTTATTTACTCCGGTTGATTATCTTGGTAAGCAGGTTAAGGATAATGCGGATAGTATTTCAGAGTTAAACTTAAATTTAAC